ATGGGGCGTGATACTTAATAGAGGCGACCCACTAAAGTTCGCTATCGTCTACCATACGCTATATAAATAGTACTATACAACTTTGATAGAGGATATCATGTCAACATCAAATTTCTTATCGCCAGTAGAGTTTAAACTAATCTTTGCGAGGCTGCCTAATACAGAGTTTTACGTTCAGCAAATCAACTTGCCTGGCATTGGTTCTGGCTATGCTGAAAGATCGACTCCGTTTAAGAACATATACACACCAGGCGATAAACTAATCTTTGATGACCTGAATATCACAGTAGTTGCAGATGAGAACTTGACATCTTTTCGTGAGTGCTGGAACTGGCTTACTGCTGTAACTAGATCAGAAGGCTTTACAGGATATAGTGGACTTGGAGCTCCTCAAGTAGGAGATTCGAATAGAACTAATACAGATGGCGGTGGTGCTATGTCAGATGCTTCACTACTAATAATGAACAGTAACAAAAATGCGAATATCAAGTTATCGTTCACAGATTGTTTTCCAATTACCGTTGGTCCAATACAGCTAAATACTTCAGATTCAGATGTTGTACCACCTACGTTTGACGTTACATTTAAATATAGTAGCTATACAATAGACGTTTAAGGTTGACTTTTTGATGAACTTCGTGTAGACTAGTATAGTTATACACGTACTTAATTATGGAGATATGAATGAAGATAGATGATATTATTAAAGAATGGGAAAAAGATGGTCCAGTAGACACCATCAACATCTCTAGAGAGTCCTCTGAGATACCAAAGCTTCACAACAAGTACTTCAAATTCTATATGGGAGAAGGCTATCTCCTGAAGAAGATGAAGGCTGACTACAAAAAGCTACACAAACTAAAGACTGAGTACTACAGAGGCGAACTAGATATTAGTGAACTGAAGCAGTATGGGTGGGAACCACAACCACTCAAAATTCTACGACAAGATATTCCTTCTTACATAGATTCAGATGATGACATCATCGAGTCATCGTTGAAGATAGGAGCGCAGGAACAAAAGGTAGAGTATCTTGAGTCTATTATCAAACAGATAAACAATCGTGGATTTCAAATCAAATCAATTATAGACTGGGAGCGGTTTAGAACAGGTGCTTAATGGATAACGTGAGTATTGAAAAGGTCGATGACGTTTACATAAGAGTAAACGCTGACCCAGGGATCAAGATGGAAATGAGCGAGTACTTCACATTCGAAGTGCCTGGTGCTAAGTTCATGCCTGCTGTTCGAAACAAAGTTTGGGACGGCAAGATACGTCTATTGAACACGATGACTGGCATGATCTATGCTGGACTAATCCCGTACATACTCAAGTTCTGTAATACAAGAGAGTATCACGTAACGATTGATAAAGGCTTAGTGCCTAACAATGTAGTGAATGATGATGCTGGTATGCAACTTGCAAAGGAATTCAATTCACCATTCGTGCCACGTGACTATCAGAATGAAGCAGTTGTTCATGCATTACGTAGTGAAAGAGCAATGCTTTTATCACCAACCGCATCTGGTAAATCTTTCATCATATATCTACTGACTCGTTTTCACGTAGACGCACATGACAGAAAGGTTTTGATTGTTGTACCAACTACTTCACTAGTCGAGCAAATGGCTTCAGACTTTGTTGAATACAACAATGGTAACGAGTTGTCAATACATAAAATTCGTGGTGGCATCGATAAGAATGTTGACGCAGACATAACCATCACAACTTGGCAATCTGTGTACAAGTTAAGAAAGGATTGGTTCGCTAAGTTTGATGTTGTAGTAGGAGATGAGGCACACTTGTTTAAGGCTAAGTCGCTGACTAAAGTACTAGAAAAAATGCCTGAGTGTCAATATAGATATGGGTTTACTGGTACATTAGATGGTACTCAGACACATAAACTTGTATTAGAAGGTCTTTTTGGATCAGTCTATGAAGTCACAAAGACTAAGAAACTCATCGAAGATAACACACTTGCAGACTTTGGCATCACTGCAATCGTTCTTCAATATCCTGATGAAATTAGGAAGCTAAATAAGAATAAGAGTTATCAAGAAGAAATTGACTGGATAGTTGGCAATGAAGCAAGAAACAAATACATCAGAAACCTCGCACATAGCCTCGAAGGAAACACGCTTATCCTTTTTCAGTTCGTTGAAAAGCACGGCAAGATACTACATCCGATGCTTGAGGGAGGTAACAAAACCGTACACTTTATCTACGGAGGTGTTGGTGCTGACGAGCGTGAAGCAGTTAGGCACTTGGTTGAGTCAAGCAATAATAATATTATTCTCGCTAGTTATGGTACTTTCAGCACTGGTGTTAATATTAAGCGTTTGGATAATATCGTCTTTGCAAGCCCTAGTAAATCGAAGATACGAAACTTACAATCAATAGGTCGTGTATTACGTAAAAGTAAAGATAACACTAAAGCCACTCTATATGATATAGTTGATGATCTACAGTGGAAGAGTAGTAAGAACTTTGCAACTAAACATTTTATGGAAAGAGTGAAAGTCTACAACGAAGAAGGTTTTGAATTTCGTATATATAATGTTAACATAAAGGGAGATTAGATGCTTATTCATATCAAGATGAAAACAGGTGATGATTTAATAGGTAATCTCGTTAAGCGTGATGATAATGAAGTTACTGTTGAAAATCCAATACAAGTCAAAATACACCCAGTTCACGGATTCTTTGCTAAGAGTTGGATGCTCTTATCAGAAGCCAACAGCGTGGACCTGTCACTCGGAGATATAATCTTTTGGGGAGAAGCAAATGTTAAAGCAATCGAATACTACGATTCATTTGCTGAACGACTCACAGAACTAAAGAGTCTAAGAGCCAGAGAAGAAGAGAGACAAGAAGAGTACGAAGAGATTGAAGATGTGCTTGTAGCATACATGGAGTCAAAAGACTCTATAAAGCATTAATGTTCTTAAATTCGTATAACTCAATTATACACTATTCCTCAGGGATGTCAAGTCTTTTTTAGATTATTATTACATTATTTTGTGCTTGACAAAAGCACTGCAATAGGTTATACTTGTACACAATAAGGAGTGAAATGCATGGCAAAGAGAAATTACGTTAACAATCCAGAGTTTCTGGAAGCTATCATAGCATATAAAAAGCTATGCAGTGAAGCAGAGGATTCTGGTGACAAAAGACCGCAGATACCCAACTACATCGGACATTGTATCTATCAGATATCCACTAGGCTTGCATCTAAGCCTAACTTCTCAGGATACTCGTATAAAGATGAGATGATCAGTGATGGTTTGGAGAATGCGATACAAGCACTAGGTAACTTTGATCCGAACAAGTCCCATAATCCGTTTGCTTATTTTACACAGATTATTTGGTATGCGTTCTTGCGAAGAATCGACAAAGAGAAGAAGCAACTGTACATCAAACACAAGGTCACAGAGAATTCTGTTATGACTGGTACTGCTGTAGATCATGCAGAAGGTAGTGTTGATCGCAATGGTGAACCAGGCTATATTGATCTAAACAATGACTACATGACTGACTTTGTTCGTGGCTATGAAAAGAAGATGGACGATAAGAAGAAGGCACAAACGAAAGCCAAGAAGGGTCTAGAGAAATTTATGGATGAGGATAAAAAAGAGGCTAAAGAATGAAGATTGCTATCCTAAATGATACACATTGGGGTGCGAGAAATGATAATGCCGCAATTGCTGAACATCAGATAAAGTTCTATCGGGAAGTTTTCTTCCCACATCTACGTGAAAATAATATCAAAACTATCTTTCACTTAGGCGATGTTACAGATCGGCGTAAGTATATCAATTTCGTTACTGCCAAGAACCTTGAAGATCATTTCATGAAAGTGTGTGCCGATGAAGGCATCGAAATGTATATGATCGCTGGCAACCATGATACTTACTTTAAGAATACTAATGATGTAAACAGTCTCAGACAGTTATATGGCAATACAAGCCATAAAAATTTACATCTGTATTGGGAAAAGCCAGTTGAGTTAGATATGGATGGGTGTAAGATTATGCTTGCTCCTTGGCTGTGTTCTGATAACTGGTCAGAGTCCATGAAAGCAATGGCTGATACGAAAGCGCAGATACTCATGGGTCACTTTGAGATCACTGGTTACGAGATGGACAAAGGACATCTATGTGCTGATGGTATGGACCGTAGTACGTTTGCTAAGTTTGATTCAGTATATTCTGGTCACTTTCATCAGCCATCTTCTATTGGTAATATATCCTATCTAGGTGCCCAGTATGAAATGACTTGGTCCGATCATGATCAGAAGCGTGGTTTCAGTGTATTCGATACTGACTCTCGTAAGATGGAATACATTCGTAATCCGTTTAGTCTATTCCATAAGATCATGTATGATGATGCTGATATGACTATCGAAGACATTGCACACTTAGACACTACTCAATTGAAAGATACTTTCATTAAAGTTATTGTCAGAAACAAGACTAACCCATATATCTTTGATTTGTTCTTAGATAGACTACAGGCAGCCTCACCTTGTGATATTAAGGTTGTCGAAGATCATATGAACTTAGATGTGATCGATGAGAGTGAACTGGTTGATGAAGCGCAAGATACGTTGACTATATTGAAGCAATACGTCCAGAACTTAGAGATTAGTACA